GCCTCTTGCCCGTACTGAACACGAATCAGATTTGAAGGGAAAAGGTATACTCTGAAAATAGCAAAATGGCTCGAAGGGATATCGTCAATTGTTCCAAGTGGATTTTCCCATTTCAGAGGGAAAGTGTCGGTATTGGCTGTTTCAACTCCTGTTGAAGTTCTAAACCGAAGAGTTGCTGGTGCGGTTAATGATCCAAGATCGAGAGAGTGAGGGCGGTTTGCATCCGTTGAAAATCCTACCCCTTTTTTGAAAATTGTTCCTGCTGATTTGTTGATCTTGAGATTCGCTCCGTTGGGAGAAATAACATTTCCACCATCGTTAATCACGCGAAGAACATCAAGAAGATCATTCAGCTGAGAAAGTGAATTTACCGCTACATCTGGCAAACTATTTGTAACGTTAACTGTTGCCAAATCGCTATGTACAACAACGCCCAAAATGACGTGTGTTCTTCGTTCTTGTTCGGTGAATTCCGTTGTTTTCTGAATTACCACACTATCTGAAACTCGAACAGCAACGTGTGTGTGATTGCTTGTGGCAAGATTGGTCACCGGAATATTCAATACATGTTCAAAATTAACCGGAGTTTGCAAACCGATTTTATGATAGCTACCACCTAATACCGAAAAGGTAGTGTTAGGAGTCCCAACTTCAAGCGACATCCCAGATATAACACCATTTCCATCAGTCCAAGGTTCCGGAAGATTCGCAGTGATCAGTTCCGTTTTATCATCAGCTGTCATTAATCCTGCCAACGAAGTTGTCGCAGCGGGAATCTCGGCACCTAGTCCACTCGAAGGTTTAATCACCAAACTATCTGAATCTCTATCGATCACCGTGAGATTCGTGCTTCCCGAATTATCATCCACATACTTTTTCATCTGTTCATTATCGACGAATGTTCCGTAATTTTTTCCAGAAACAAAAAATGGTTCCCCGTTGTACTGCGAAGCGGTAATCTTTATCATCGCGTATAACTGTTTCCCGGTAAATTCCGATTCAATTTCAGTGTATTTCTGATCAACCGCAAGCGTATATGCCACAGGATCAAGTGGCAACTGCGTGATACCATGAAACACCGAAATATCAGCCATGATGAACTTGAAATAATCATCAAGAACAAAATGCTGAAATACTCCAGCTTGTATCGTACCACATGGCTCTTTATCAACTACTTCGTATGATCCAGGAACATAGTTTCTTTTTGTAACGCTCATTATTATTCCTTTGCCGAAAATGGCATTGATGTTATTCCAGATACGCCATTAATTGTCGGGAAGCTCGCCACTCCTGACACATCACTTGTCGATGGATGGCTCAGGTATCCATAGTTAAAATCTTCAAAGAATTGCGACTCTTCAAGCTCGATCACATCTTGCGAAGCATCGCACGACCGAACAATCCACCGTATTTTTGTCGTAAACAGACGATCATTAATTTCAATTCGAGCCATTACCGTGTCAATCGGATTGATCAGATAGGTATCATAGGCAACTGCCAACCGCAACATCTCATTTCGTGATGATTGTCGTGAAAATAGCCGTTCAGCGAGACTGATCGCAGTATCACGAGTATACAATTTTGTGTCATAAGTAAGAAGTTGTCTCTTTGTGTATTTTTCAAACACTTCATTTTCTCTCGCATTATAGAGATAGCTTTTTAAACACCCATCTTTTTTATAGCTGAACTGATAATTAAGTTGAATTGAGCTGCAAAAGAACTTCTGATCAGTGAACGTTCGTGTTGGTTGCTGAGTAATCATCCACGGAAGAATCGAATGTGATTCGTAAATGATTCCCCACCGGCGAATCGTCAAACGACCATCATTTTTGCAAAAAAGAAAAGCAGTGTCATTTTCAAGACAGTTTTCGATAAATTTCCGAAGTGTTCCACCAGAAAAGAAAACCCCAATGTGTTCGCAGATCGTTGAATAACGAATGTACTCTTCGATGTCCCAATGAGCATCATTGAAAGGAATCTCTGTTTTCATAGATATTTCCGAAGAGATTATTTCAGAAATACAATCATTCGGATTTCCGGTAATATCAGCCGTTGATGCTGACTCCTGAGTAGTAATCGTCCCCGATGGATTAACTACAAACTGAATTGATACGCCATCTGAATTATAGACAGCTTGAACATTCGTCAAATAGTCAGGATCGCAAGCAAGATACTCATTGGTATTTTCGAAAAGTCCAATGAGAGAAATTCCAAAAACTTCACCATACACTATCGGCATTTTTTTATCAATCGAATCCTCTTTTACTCCGGGGAACTGATCATCGGTAATGACCTTGCACACTTCCTGAGTGAAAGACCGTATCGGATCGACAATTTTGAATTTAATTTCTGAAAAGGTGATTGTAATATCGTCGATCACGCCAGTTCGGATCACGTTGAAATCTGTGATTGATGGAGATTCAACACTACTTCGCTTGATTTTCACCGGTGAATTCAGCACCGTTTCCGGATCAATAGAATCGAAATAGCCATCATCGTTGTAGAGTATAATCGTCGTTGCTGGCATCGGCATTACGCCATTAATCGGATCGGGTATTTCAGAATTACCGAACACCGGTGGAATAAGTCTGGCAGGATACCGAACACCGGAAACGGTATCATCAGAATTATTGTATACGTTGCTTCCCGCTGAAGAAAACCCACGCATGGTACTTAAGAAAAAGAGCGTTTTCTGATATTGCCACGGATACAGTTCAGTCGAAAAATAGACAAGATTTCCCGAAACAAAAAACGTTTTTGGATTTGAGAGTACCAAATCAATCGATTCAACACGTTTAAAATACTCATCGAGAAAAAGAGCAACGGAAGAGATCGGTGGATTATCATATCTTCCTCCCCAATCAATCCAATAGCTCGTTTCTGGAGCACCGCATTCGAAATACGAAACAACCGATACAAGAGAATTATATGACGTTGAAAGAGCGTTCAGTGGCTCCCACGTAGTTCGTTCAAGCATTTCGAATAGATACCGTACCGATCCATTCATCAAAATGCCTCCCGAAACGAAAACCGCTTGCTGTACAGCATATAATTAACAGAGCTCTGAAATGTCATATCAGAATCGGTATACCCGTAAAAACGGGTAATTGGCAAACGATGTGTTTCCAAATCAAAATAAATGAACATCGGATACGTCCTGCCAACTTGCGACTGATAGGCATCCTTGAAATTATCGTAAATCTCTTGATTGATCTTGTAACGAATATCAACATCGATCTTTCTTCCCGAAACGCCACCGATACCTGGAACAACCTGCCCCATGAGAGTTACACGTTCTTTATTGGTAGACCAAAAGCCCGGTTCCCGTGGTGGAGAAATACCGATAAACACCGATTTTCCCGCCGCGATTCTTCCCGCATAGGTACCATTGTGAGAAATCGTGAGAGTGTCTGTTGAAATTTCATTTATCATGTAGAGACCATTTTTATCAGAAGTGGCCAATGTTACCGTTTGGCCATTAATGATAAGCGAAGTGGCATCGGTGTTGCCAATGCCAATGCAGTCTATCACCCGTTCAGAATCAAGAGTGAGCACAATAGACGTGCCACTCCAAATATCTGCTAGCATGGGAGATTTCAACGTTTTTGGAGCGTTTGAGTACTGAATCACATCATTTATCAAAAGTCTCATTCATCGCCCCTAAAAGTTTTGCGTTGATACTCTCAACTGCCCGGAGTCAAAACCATCTTGTATCTGTGAAAATAATACTCGCGAATCCATAACGACATTAACAATCATCTGTTTTGCACGACTTTCACCACGGGGAGTCACCGAAACCTCTTCACCCTGGTTGACTCGCATCATAGAGCTATCGGTTCGATTGCTATTAGGGACAACATACGATTCCGAAGTCCCCGTTTCAGCCGATGGAATTGGAGTCGTTGCCGCTGCAACTCCAGCCGCAATTCCCGTGGCCGCAGTGATCGCCATCAAACCGATCCCTATTGGAGTCGCACCGTATTTACCAAGGATTTGAGAAACACCGAGAATCGTATTAATTGCAATCTGTGCAATTGCGATACCCTTTTGGATAACCGCGAAAGCACGGCTTTCTTTTCCTGCATTTTTGGCAATCTGTTGCATTGCTGTAAACAGATTTGAAAGACCACCAACATAGGAAGAAGCAGTTTCAAGTCGTGCCTGAAACGCTTCGGTATCCGCTTTGATTTGTTCATCGCGAAGAGCCGCAATACGTTCATTTAATGCTATTTCAGCCGCGATTTTCTCTTCGTTGTAGATAGTATCCATTCCCTTGATCAGTTCATACTGAGACATAAGGAATTCAATCTCATTTTGGCTAGATACATTTCCTTGCTCTAATCGAGCTGCATAGAACTGATCAGCCGCTTCAATCCGCTGTTGCATCGATATTTTTTCAGCATCTTGCAACTCCATAAGCTTATCAGAAAATGAAAACTCTTTTCCAGTGCCAATATCTTCCGTTTTTTTCTTACCTTTTGATCCAGGAACATACCCGCCACCTTCCGACGAAATATCCGGAATATACGGTCTCATGTTTTTAGCTTGTTCAGCCTCCTGCTCTGCGACTCTCATTCGTTCATAAGCCGCATCGATCAGAACTTGCGAATCCTGTTCTGCAATACTTACCACATTTGAGAACTCTTTCGAAAAGGAATTTACCGCATCTGAAGCGGCACCAAAGTATTTCCCAACTCCGGGTATTTTTGCGAAAATGCCAAGAACCGCACCCAATGCACCAAGCAGATTAGACTGAATAAAATCAACCAAACCTGCAAGGCCGTTGATAATTGCACTGGTCCCAACTTCCCAATAGTATACTGCTTTTTCCCAATTGAAAACCATCCACACAATCGCAGTAGTAACAATTCCGATCACTACCGCGATAGGGTTTTTGGCCAATAGTAAGAAGAGTGCTTTCATCGCTAAACCGAGCTCAAAAACAAGCGGAACAACTTTAGCAAGAACGAGCATCGTTCCCAATGCCGCCGCTACTCCAACGATCACCGGGGCAATCGATCCGAGAACTTTCCACGCATTATCGATCTTACTAAGAAAATCAGCGAATCCTTGAATCACCATTGTTATAACCGGAAGCATCTTTTCGGCAAGCTGATACCGAACTCCGTTGATAGCCGCCATTGCGTTTTTCTGCGAATCGTCGAACTTGCCAGACTTTTCAACAAGCGAATCGGTGACAACACCATATTTTTCAGCTTCGCGAGCAAGTGCCGGAATACCGCCATCGCTACTCATAGCCATATTGATAGTATTCAGTATTTCACGGTTACCTTTTCCGAAAGCGGCACCGGCAAGAGCTGCACGGTCGAATGGGTTTTTCGTTTTAGCAATCGCATCAGCCATGATTAAAAACGCATCAGAAGATGATTCGGCATTAGTCAATTGTTCAAGAAGGGCCGGATTAGAATCTGAAAGCATTTTGTGAAGCTGTCCGGTTCCATCGCGAGCTTGCCCAATTGAAGAATTCAACTTCCCAACGGAACTCGCCATCGTATCCATCGAAGTACCCGACCGTTCAGCCGCGAACGAGAGCGATTGATACTCCTGCGTAGTCATTCCCAAAGCCATCGCCGACTCGCTCATAGCATCGACATTTTTTCCAACAGACAAGGCATTTTTTACCAGTGCAATCGTTGCCGCTCCAACCGCAGAAACAAAAGCGATCTGCGAAACAGTAACCATCTTTGTTACCGATTCGTTTCTTTTGAGAGCTTGTGTATTCTTTTCAACTTCAGCAGAAACTTTGATGTACTCAGATTCAAGTTTTTTCATAGATTCCGATTGCGGATCCATTCCGTTTTTCACAAGACGTTCGATCTCATTACGGAGATTACGCTGAAGCACCGTCGCACCTTCAACTGGTCCTCTGGTGGCAGTTACCGCAGCGGCTAATCTTTGGTTTTTTTGAATCGCCGCATCGATGCTTTCAGAAGAGATCTTTTTCATCGCGGTGTCCATCCGCTTTGTTTCAGATTCTACCGTTGCACCGATTGATTCAATCTGTTTCTGAGCCTCAGAAAAGTTAGTTTTAATCGTCAGTCTAATCTCTGCCATCGTCTACTTCTTTCTGTAGTGCCACGATTCTATTTCTGATTTCAAGTATTTGAAGTGAGTCAAGAAAAAAAGAAGCCAAGGAAGCTCGTTCGACCAACCGGTTCCATGTGGCAATCCAAAATTTTCACAATTGTTAAAAGTCGTGATGTAATGAAAAAATACTTCAGGATCAATGCTTTCGCATTTTATCTGTTTCTTTTCTCCTTTTGCAAAATACGAAAAAGGTTCTCCCGATAATGCCTTGGAAATCTCCCTCACCAACAAAAAGGACCCATCAGGAAGCTCCTCAAGTTCAGCACTCCACAATGGATCCACAAGATACGATTCGGACAATTTTAGTTGGTGAATCAAGTAGATGATTCCAAGGCCTGTTACTCCTTTGAGAGTTTTTCGTCCTCTGAGCTATCATCCTGTTCTGAATCATAATCAACAGGCATTGTCCCCATGATAACAGCGTAGCACTCCATCACAATTTCAGAAATTTCTTCATAGTTTTTCGACTCTTTGATCAGAGTCGAACCTGTAGTAATCCCGTTTTCTTCAAGGCCATGCACTCGCAAAACATGTTGTTCAACGATTTGATTCACACGAGCATCAGAAACGTGTTTCGTCTGTTTCGTGTTTTTGTCGTACATTGCATACCCAGAAGCGTACTTCGTTTTCTGATCGGCATTTGCCAATTTCAGATCGATTTTAATCTGTTTATCAACAGGAAGAGAGCGGTTCGCAAACCGCTTATCATCATCAATCTGAATCACAATGTCAGGAGTGTAGGTTCTTTCCAAACTTGTCAGTCTAATTTTCACAATTCCGCCTTTTAAAAATTATGCTAACAGATCCGCAGAAGCGGCTGTACGTTTGTAGAGAGATGCATAGCCTTGAGCTTTAGTCCAGCTCAAATCGCGTTTCTGTGCATCCTTAAGACCGGCACCAGTCCCCAGAGAACTGAGGATTGCCGGGACAATAAGCCAGTTTTGGATGTCACCGATTCCAGCATCGTTGTTGAGAAGCATGAACAACATAAGTTTTTCATTAGATTTTGCCGTTACATCATAATCACCCTGATTATTATCAGAAACGACATTCAAGAAACGACCGAAAATCTCTTCAGCACCAGTTTCAATTTCACCGGTTTCATCATCGAATTTCATGAACCCGTTGAGCGATCCGCTGATTGTGGCATACCCATCAAGAATAGATGCATTGTACCCTTTTTCGCAGTCATCAGTAACATCGATGGTGCCTTCTTCGCAAGTGAATTCTGCATCAGTTTTGCAGATCTGAGTAAGCACGAGAGGATACACTGAATCGCCAGAAGCGGGAACAATTGTCGCACCGGTTGCGGGAGACTTGAACACGGCTGTGATTTCCTTGATCGGAAGAGTCGAACCGGTTGCTTTGTACGAAACAACTTCATACCACGTCGAAGCAGTGAGAACTTTGACGGCATCACCAACAAGAAGCGTTCCGCGTTCTGCTTTGAACGCCATTGTTTTAACACCAGACAGTGCTATTTTACCCATTTCGCATCCTTTTTTGAGTAATTAATATTCCATATCGCAAGAATCGTTTATTCGAGAAAATTTCATTTCAAAAATCACAAAAGAACCACCACCACCATCATCAGATTCACCGGGGAACCACGTTGAATGAGATGTTTGTTTTGATGTATATCCAACAAGTTTCGGATCAAATTTCCGAACGATCGGATAAATTACCGAATTCCACTTTTGCGGATTCTGTTCTCCAGGTAACTGAAGCACAACAACGTACCCATCATTCACCATCGTTTCAGTATCATCACCATCGGAAGGGTATACCGCAAGCTGTCTCTGTTGCGAAGCATCGCACGGCTCAGAAAGAAATTTTTCGATTGGCTTGAGTCCATTTGTCACAAGAACCGCAGGAACGTTCGTGCTAAAATATGTTTTGAGCATATCAGAAACTTGATCTACTTCATATCTCATACTCTGCTAACCGCCTGTTCAAGGATATCATTCTCTGCCTGATTCGCCCAAGTCTGCAACATTGATTGTGCTACGCCCTTGAACTTCCCTGTAATTATCTTACGTGGAGCTTCTCTTTCACCGTTTCTAAGCAATCTTCCATTTTCGAAAAGATTGACCGGAAATGAAGAAAATTTGATACTCGACTTTTTATGTAAAACAGTCGCTTTGATTGTTCTCTTACCGCTAGAACCACGTTCTTTTGTGAGATTAATCATTCCGCCAGAACCATCGAGCATTCCCTTTAACGTAAGTCTCCCGTTCTTTGCAATTTGTGATAAATACCGAACTTTTAGTGCAGGAAAATTGTTCACCAACGTTTGAAACGAAGCGGTATTTGCTTCAGCGGTAAACGATAAACTTGCACTATTTCCCATTACTAATCCTTAACAGGAGTTAAAAATAGTTCCGCTTGGAACGTCTCTTCAGTTTCATCAATTTTTACACTATAAATTGTGTATCTTTTTAATGAAATTTCAACAATGTCACCCTTTGATAGATTGTTACAATCATCAGAAAAAAGAGTCACGTGAGGAATCGATTTCTGTTGCTGAACATTTCCTGAGTCACGGTTGTTTGAAGCATAGCCATAATCAAAAAGAGAATTAATGATACGGCCATCTTTGATCACAAGCATCGAACGAGAATCTGGATGGTGCAGAAAGTAATTCTGCACCATCTTTTTCTTAGCAGTAAGAGCCTCAGTGCTCATCGTTTAGCCTTACATGCAACATGTTCAGCACAGAAACGGCACTTTTCGGTTACCTTATCATCTTTCGGATATTTCCCGAAACAGGAGATCAAAGAGACCGGCTCTTCTGAAATCTGTTTGATTTTAGAAATAATACGTTCAGCCGTAACATCTCCAATACCATCAATGTTTTTCAGATCATCAATCTTGATACTGCGGATCGATTCAATCGACGAAAAACCAGAACGAATAAGGGATTCCGCTATTGAAAGCGTAATCCCCAATTTTGAGGAAATTTCATCAATTAACTTTTTATCAACTGATTCCACAACCAAACCTCAATTTATGCAAATGTTCCGGTGATTTTCACTGTTGTGTTCACGTCTGCTGGTACAAAAACGTGGCGAGACTGCGAACGGATGAAATCGGTAACAGGATCATTTTCACGGAAATCATCGAAAACGATTTCGCCAACTTCACGAACAGTGGTATTCGTAGAATCAAGACAGTCAACTCCACGCATTACCGCGAATCGACGGTCTCCAAGACAACCGAAAAGGATTTCACTATCACCAATGAATGCAGAACCAGCAGCGGATTCGCTGTCACGGTAGAGAGTACCAGGGCGATAATCAAACACCCACAGAGTTTCAACATCACCATCAACGTGAGCGGCACCTTTCAGCACCAAACCATCAACATTTTCGAATTCCATTGGAGGGTTCTGAGATTCGTTGAATGCAACAAGCGGATTCGCCTGATTCCATGCCTGAAGCTCCGTATCTTTACGGTAAAAATTGAGCCAATTCTTACCAGCAAGACAGAAGAACACATCACCAGCCGCACCGGCATCGAGAAGAATCTGTTTTGCCGCACGAGCCGCTTCAGAGAATTTAGCTCCAACGGCAGTCGCATCATACGTTGTCGCATTGCCACCAGCACGAGAGAAATCGATATCAAGAGAGAGATCAGTTCCACCGGAGCCACGAGCAACGAACTTACCGGTAGAGAACACCTGAAGAGCTTGATAGTTCTTGGTCATTTGGTGGCCAGAAACGTGCTGATCAGAGATATTCGAGCTAATCTGAAGCATGTTCATTGCATCGTCTTCGTTGCCTTCCATACCAACAGCAATCGCATCACGGAGCTCTTCAGAGATCGGAGTTTTTTCAGATGCACGTGGAGGAATAATGAAAAGTCCTTCACCGGCACTATATATACGAACGTTTGACTGCTGATCCTTTTGGCGATAGGTTACGCCAAACGTTTTGTAGAGCAGACGATCAAGGTTGAACGATGCCGATTTTGAAACATCCTGTTCAGGGAAAAGTGCCTGCCACAACTGTTTTTTACCATTACGCGGATTGAATGCAATTCGTTTTTCGAATGCCTTGCGAACTGCTCTGGTATAATTTGAATAAATAGCCAATTTGATACCCCTTTCTTATCGGATAATGATACCGGCATCCTGTGCCAGCTCAACAATTGCAACGGTTACAGTGAGAGCAGTTCCGTTGCTTGCTTTAAGCGACGAACCTTTCACTTCTGATCCTGTGATAAACACAGGAATAATCCCTGAAGCACCAACGGTGATATCTGACGTACAAACAGCTTGGATTTTTTCAAGTCCACCGGTTCCACCAGAATTGTATGCACCATAGACTCCGGTTGCATCGGTTCTTCCGAGCAACTGACCACGGTAATATGCTGCCGCTGCCGCTGGCTTATTCGCCGAACGGATTTCTCCAGCAATAAGATTTTCAGTAACGTGAGCTACTGTTTCAATTGAAGCCATAACACCTCCTATTTAAGTTTGTCATCAACTTTAGCGAAAGCTTTTTCAAGCTTATCATCAGCATCAGACGATGCTTTCGCATCGTTTGCATGGTTAATTGCAACGACAGGAGCCGTTACACTTTTTGGAGCTCCACCGTGAACGGCAAGCATTGAAATAGCGTATTCCCCAAGAGTATTACCACCGGAAATCGCATTGGTAAGAGTCGCAGAGAGTTTTGCTCCACCTTTTTCAAGGAGAGTTACCACACGTTCCCGTTCAGCAGACACCGCGATATCGACTTTTTCAGCGATAAGCGTATCGTTCACTTGAGCAGCACGCTCTGCAATCATAGAATCAAGTTGAGCCTGAAGCTCTGGTGATTCCGAAATCATTGTTTTGAGATCCATCGTTTTCCCCTTGGAATTTTCGACAACCATATTCAAATTCTTTTTTTCAACAACTTCGCTTCCGTAAGAAGATTCAATCACGGTACCACGACCAATAGAATCAATCATCCCAATCGCAAGAGCTTTTTTCGCGGTGATCATTCGGCCTTTTAATCCACGGATAGATTCGATGGTAAAATTAGCTTTTGATTCACGTCCACGAATAATATACTCTTCGAAAACAGACTGAATATCATCTAATTCATCACGAATTACATTTTTCCCATCTTCGGTCGCAATATTTGGCCGCTTTTCTTCAGATGTGCGGTTTGTGATGTTCACTGTTTTGATACCAACAGTCTCTTCCCATCCAGACCAATCAACCGCTTCGATAACGGTTCCGACTGATCCTACCATTGAACCATTGGTATTTGCAACGATATTTTTACAGCAACAGAGCAGTTTATACCCTGCCGAAGCCGCCATCATTCCAATTCTACCAACAGTCGGTTTTGTACACGCCAAAATAGTTTCGCAGGTTTCATCAGAGCCATCGACGTATCCACCGGGAGTGTTGAAATAGAATTCAATAGAGCTGATCATCGGATTAGACTCAAGAGATTTTACCGCTTCGATGATATCACAATACGATGTATGTTCAATTTCATACCAATCGAGCACCCATGACCGGCAAGGCATAAGCATTCCGACCACCGGAATGATACCAACACTGCCAATAATAGAAAATCGCGATTCGTTTGAATCATTTGAACTTTTCACAGAATCGACAATTGATTTTGCATCGGTGCGACTCATAGCCTTATAGCGTTCAGATGTCTTTTTGATCGAAAAAATTCGTGAAAAACTCTTTGGATCGATCTGCATTATTCCATTATTCACGCTGAAATCTCCGTGTTAGTGGTTGGATCATTCTTAATTGTTTCAAGTTGTTTTTGTGGTGAAGCATTCCACCATGCAGTTTGCTGTTCTTCCCACTCATCAAGCATAGACGTAAAATCATAGTGGCCAAACCTCTGAGAAATATCTGATTTCAGAAGAACGCCAGCCTCATTCGCTTTGATCTCTGCGTTGATCTCCTGAAGCGGATTAATATGTCCTGGAACTTCGCCAAGATGTTTTCCGTTGAGATAAGCCATCTGAATAGCAGAAGAGTCCCAGAACGAGGGGTTGACTTCAAGTTGGCCGGTACGAACATAGTGTTTCAGATACGCAAGATTAACACGATTATCGACGTTACGAATAAACATCTGACGTTCAAACATAATTCGTTTCATTGTGTCGTTAAGAGCACCTTTATGAGCGGTAAAACTGGTAGAATATTCACCCTTGATGAACTCAGGAGCGTAGCAACTGCTCATTGATGCCAATCGTATAAGCCACTCATTAGCGTTGCTAAAGTTATTCGATGGAGTTTTAAGATCTGTAAACTGCATCGCTTCATCATTTTCAAGGCGGTACATCCCGCCAACTTTTTGATCATAAGAACCGGAAATTTCCTTTAACTCATTAGATTTTTGTGCTTGTGAAGTTTTCCCCCGTGCCGCCGCTGCCATCTGTGCCGCTTGAGCTCCCACATCCGTTTTACTCGCTGTGAAATATCCCATCTGAATTGCTTCCATGACCATGCGTTCAATAGTAGCATCCCACACGCGATCTGCATTTTTCAAGTGAGCAATCGCAGCATAGTAGACACTGTATCCGCGAAGTTGACCGGGACGTTCTTTGAGAAAAAACTGAACCGCATTCTGATCGTTATCAATCATGAACGGAATTTCTTTTCCACTTGTCGAAGAAAAGAATCCAGAACGTCGAAGATATTCATCGTGAATAATCCCACTCGTGATATTCTTCGCGTTTTTCTGCCAATCAATCGTATTTGCACCGGAAGCAGTCACCAAATCAAACGGAACATCACTGTTTTCCCGAAGGAAATAAAGAACTGAATCACCAACAATTGCCTGTTCAGTCATTAATTCGTACTGTTTTTGATAGTAATTGATTGCGAGTTTATCGTAATGAAGAAGCGAAGTAAAACGTCTTCCCCATTCAATCGACTGATCGCGATCCATTCCAATGAATTTTGCATCAGGCAATGAACGGAATAGAACACCTTTTCCTATTGAATATGCTGCCGGTTTTTGGACAAGTGCTCTGGCAAATGCTGACGTGTTGTAGAGTGTGGCACATCTTGCACTGAGAATCCCGTAAGTTTCACGTATGAATTCTGAGGGATCAGTTGAGTGGATACGCCATTTTTTGAACTCTCCACCAGTCTTTGAACCATCATATTGACTCCCCGAACCGTCAAGTCTTCCGACTGATCCGTTTTTATAGACATAGATCACCAGCACGCCCCCACGAATATTGCTCCTGCATTGCTAACACCAGATTCTATTTCCTTGAGAATATTCATCTCTTTTCTGAGCCGTGTGATATAATTCTCCAGTTTTTCAGTATCGATTTCACGAGCACCGCGAGAACTTCCACCGGAGTTATTATTGTGTTCAGAACCAATAAGCATCTGACGACGAAACGATTCACGAGCCGTAGCAAGTTCTGTTTCGTATTCAGCAACGGTATCAAAAAGAAAACTTCGCGTGTCTTGCATAATACCGCCTTTCTTTGTGTAATATACGATTATAAAAGAACGACTGCAAAACATTTTGTATTGCAGTCGCTTATTCTAAGCTTTTTGTTTGTTGACACGTTCCATCAAGAGAGTCCATGCGAGAGCTGCCACTGCCGGAACTTGCCCGTTTCCAATGGCTTTAAGTCGGTGTGTCCGATTGGCCACAACATCATTCTTTCCGACAAAACAGGATTTAGCTTGCCAGTTTTCCCATTCTTCACCATCATGTAGCTCATTCACAATACCCCACCAGCCGAAGAAACACAAAACGCACCTTCAGAAGTTCCCGTTTTAAACGAATCTCCTTCTTTTTTAACGGTAACGGTGATTATTCCTTGTGATGTACCATTTTGAGCCGTTACGCCAACATAATCACCAACATTTGCGGTAATTTTTTCGCTAAAAGGAAGTTGTACACTACTTTTCTGGCAAAGAGAACCATCTGCATCGTAATAGGAAACAGAAGCATTTTTCGCGGTTCCTGTAACCGTATATTCAACATCGATGGTACACCCAACAAACAAAAAGGCCATTAAAAACAACACTATTCTCACAATAAACCCCCGTTTTTTAAAGCCAAAAGCTCTTCGATCGTAGCCGTTTTGACTATTTCATCAACACGTTTTTTAAGTTCTTTGTTTACGGCCATCGGGCTATCAGAATTAGTACGTTTAGCTTCTGAATCATTTTTAACGTAACTATTAAACTCGATAAACGAATCAGGAGAAAGCACCCCTTCTTTAGATTCCAATTCTGGCAATCTAACAAATGGATAATCATCTCTCTTTTTATTTAAATACAACCCAATATCGCTTTCTCTGATTTTTTCAAAATCAAATTTTTCGACTTCAAAAACTGGCAATGTAAAATAACCAATCAATACTTTTTCCATTATTTCTCCTTGATATTCCAAAATTCTATCGCCTTTGTGCTTGAATACTCATACGGTCCGCAGTTACCGCAAACGATGCATTTCACAAAATACAAAAAATCATCGTAAAATCTATCACCGATCCTGGCAACAGATGGCAGTTCACCACATTTGCAAGTTTCTATTTCGATATTAATTCTCTATCCTTTCTCATAACGCATGCATTCGTGATGCTGTTCGCATCACTCATACACACGATGCAGACGTTATTTTGACCTACTTACCAAGTACTTGCACATTAACAACGCCCCCGTCTCTACTCCGTAATGAAATAAAGAGTCGCATCTTTTGTCTTTTGCAATTTCACCAACACACGAATCGTCCCACAACTCGGAAAAATTGAACCAACCATTTTGTATTACGACAAAAAGCTTCCGACACATTTCATCAATCTGATAATTCATCTTATCGTTTTGAGAATCATAAAACTCGTCTATGATATAATCAACTATGCCAAAGTTTTCAGACTCGTTCGCCATATCCATAATCTTAGACAACTTATACCTAAGTGTCTCTTCTTCGGCTAAAAATTTGGCCATTGGTTATCCCTGATCATTTTAACAGTGTCCATTAGTCTTTTGTGTACTTCCCTACCCGAGTCGACTTGATCTAAAACCCTGTCAGCTAACCTCTTTAATTTACAGTTTGTAATCAAATTAACACAGCAAAGAGAAATGTTAAGGAAAGAAAGAACAACACAAAATGTAGACAATAAAAACACATCGCTCATTTCAACTCCTTATGCTCTGGCATTTCGTCCATCAGCAGTTCTTGGGATAGAAAATGATAGGCTAACACTACTCGTTATAAAAACCACCTATGCACAAATATCCTTAAATCTATCCTCTGCCTCACGAATGTAATTCCTAACCCGTTCAGCTTGTCCATTGTTCCACATCTCGTTGAAATAGTTGGCGTTTTTCACGCCAACTATCCGAGCGACAATAACGAGAGGTAATGTATACCCCTCGATCTTCTTCCAGTCGTTAAGCTTCAATTTTAGCACTCGCAGAAAGCATTATTTTTTCCATCATTTCCATTGCCTGTTTGTCTGTTGCTATACCAAACATTGTTTTTGTCGCTTCAATCATTTCTCTCATTTTTTCTACCGACATCTTGTCCACCTTTTTTAGTTATTCTCAGAAGTGTCTCTCACTTCCATAACTACAATATACAACAAAACCTTGTTCTATGCAATGTTTTTCCTTGTTTTAGACAAAGTTTTTTCGTTTGTGGCAATTAGCCATAACCGTCTCCGTGGGTGTGATGCGTTCGGTAAACCTCACCACACACCACGGACGGCGTTATAATTCTACAAATTTAAAATCTGATGGAGCATCACTCACTACTATTTTCCCATCCATTGCCGACTGCATAACTGCAAGTAGTAGTTCTTTCATCTCTTGAGATTTCGGAAGTGCTACAAACTTGATTTTGTCGTCAATTTCAACAGCAAATGACATTCTGCCGATTTTCATTGTTCCTCCATGTTGACTTCTATCGTAACAATCGGTACCGCTTGCCCTATTATCTCCACGATATGTACAGCGTGATTGTATTTCTTTGCCAACTTTGACGCATCAGTTTTTACAACATCTAAATTAGTGTTGAACGAACCGCATTTACTATCGCATAGAGTTGAATACATTTTCATAACCACTCCCATTGGTTTGCCGTTCGCATCACTCACACAATCCATGTGAGCGTTATATTGATATTATCAACTCGTTTAGGATATAAAAGACTTTCTGATTGTCGCCTATCTCTTGAATAGCTTCAGCAATCTCAGAATAGCACTTTTCTATTTTTTTTTCTTGCTCTTTGCGTTTGTTGTAATTATAATTCAAAACATTAATAACTTCTTGTGCATTATCAATTGTGACCTCTGCAATCCAAGTAACACATCCGCCGTGATCCGTGAATACCTTTCCATCTCCATCTTGCTTGTATATCATAACCACTCCCATTGGTTCGATTTTCGGTTAGAATCAAACTCACCGTGTCACTGTTATACATTTTCTTTATATGCTTTTATCGTTAAAACAATCCAACCGATACACAGAACAACACCAACTGTTTTTGGTGTATTAGTTGCCACAAGCATATTTGTAGACAGGAAAAATAATTGCCATAGTTTCATTTTATACATCCATCAGTTAACCGTTTTGGTTGGTGGTGATTGGTTCGCATTACTCACAAACCCACCACCAAACCGTTATTTTGATTCACGCTCGACCGAACCACTGTTCAGCCATTGCTTTTGCTATTCCTTCGAAAGTTTTCGAGCGTGGCGTTGAATCGTGGGCACAACCTTTTGCCCCATACTTGCTCTTGTCCTTTCTGCCTGTTCCAGCAGGAATAAACGGAGTTCTATCTCCGACTATTTCGGTTGGCTCCAGTTCTGGTAAACCTTTCAGCCACAACCTCGTTTTCTTTGTATATGGATGACCAAATTGCCAAGGCTGTATCTCTTGTGTGTGCTTCGGCATTGAAAACACTGTGCTGCTAACAGGGTTTTCAATGGCGATCTTTCCGCAATTTGCATTAAAAAATTGCATGAAGAAATCCTTGCCTTCAAGCCCTTTTAAATATCGCTCTTGATTCAAAACGCCCTTTTGGGGGTACAATCTACACGCACCTGCATTGCTCAGGTATGTACATGGCGGAAAGGCGATAATCCCATCCCATTCTTGTTCAAGTAATTTCGTCACATCCTGTTGCAAGTGCCATTCTGGATGACCACCACTTGACGGTAAAATATCACAACTATATGCTTCGTGTCCCAATGCTCTAAGTTCTTTCGTTACTGCTTGTGATTCTTCACAAGCCACTAATATCTTAGCCATTCTCTACCCTTCCTACCGTGGCATAACCACAGCGTTTGGGGATGACGGAAATACCGCACCCCAACTTAATGTTATCTTAATTCTACATCAAGAACAATATTTCGTATTTTATTAAGCTTATCATTGCTCCAAAAGCACGGTTGTTCATCGTCTCCAAGAAAAAGAGACGTTACAGATTCATAGCAATGATACTTGCAACCTTTGCAATTCTTACTTGTTTTCCCGTGTTCAATGCAATGTCTACGAAGTACTACAGGTAAAACTTGTTCAGTCATTCTCTACTGTCACCTTTTCAATCAAATCTGTCCACCGAACAGAAACCGCGTAATTCATGTTTTTGAACTTCCAATCGATCCACAAATCTCTTCCTAAAACATGATGTTTTTCAAGTTGGCGATACTCAATTTCGTATTTTTTACCATACCAATTGATTGTATCTCCAGGAAGAATGTAGATCGCTGCTAGTTTCATTTTTGCGGTACTTTTTCGATTTTATTACGAAGAAACGAACCATCAATACCTATCATAGAATTCATTTTTACAAATCCTCTTTTCGTTACATAGCCAGATTTCAAAACACGATACCCAATAATCTCAAGAACAATTCCAATAGTTACAATTTCAATGATAAAAATCTTGCTCACCTTGAACGGCATGCCCGATTCATCGTAAATAACATCGCCATAATCAACGAATGAAGGAATAATCACATGATTTATAAAATCATGCTTTTCGGCAGTAAGCTTTTCATGAAACTCGTTTTTGATCTGGCTGATTGAATCACAAAATGATTTGATATTCATTCTGATTCCTCAAGATGTTGCCAATTATCTTCAGGAACATTTCTGTTTTCAGCGAAAAGTATTTCACGCGAATCGATACCATTAATAAAAACAATACCTTCTTCGATACCTTCCTGAATACACGGATTGATAAATGGTCTACCAGACTTCCCACGCTTAAACCAAACATGAGTCAACGAAAGCACCACAATTTTTTCTATGTCCAATGGGACTTTCTTTTTTTGTGGCATATCTTGATAATATTTAAACCTAGAGAACCCACCTTTATGCTCAACAATCGCATCACCAGAAGAAGCGATCCCTACAAAAATGCGATCAATAATCCACGGCTCGTTCTGGTTATTTCTAACTCTCACCATTTTTAGATTCAATTTTAGCCACCTTTTTAAGCATTGTTTTTAAAATTAATGGATCAACATGATTTTCACCTTTAATCCACCGCTGCACCGTTCTTTGAGACCTAAAAACCATCAAAGAAACCGATTTTGTACCACCAAGCTTCTCAATAATTGAAGCAATCTCATCGCATCGCAACTAACACCGCCACGACGATGATCCACCCGGCAGATACTGCCAGTTTTTCAACTTTTGTCATACACACTCCTAAGATAAACAGTTTTACTCAGTTCTTAGGTAATATACTAAAAAAAGCGACAAAGTGTCGCTTTTTTGTTTTAAAAATAGAACCTTTTATCGCCGATTACCTATTTCAGAGAAACAGGTATTTCCTGTTGAATCTGTATGTACGGTTCCAAGCGGTTGCCCCTTTGAATCAATAACGTTCATTGAACACAGTGGTGCCTGTCCAAGTTTTTCGTTTATTGATCGGTGAAGTTTTGCAACAGAAAGAATTCGTTCAAGATCTTCGATGTAGAAATTGCTTTTCATTTTAACTCTTCTGTTTAAGTTTTCTGATATAATCGGCGACTGAAAACAGATTTGCACAACTTGAATAGACGAAAAACACCTTTAAAATTTCAACAAGTGGCAAATCTTTGATTTCATTTTCGTACTTTTCTAAAAATCGTTCTGCAAAATGCTGTGGCCGTTTCATATACTCTTTGCGAGCTTCAATACGGTCTTTTTCTTCTTTATCCATCATTTCCCACTTTCGAATAGATCTTCTTGCCATTCTGACTCTACCAGATCGCGAATTTCGACTACTTCACCGGTATCTTCGCGGATCAATTCTGCTTTACCGCTAATTCTATCAAGATTCATGTGACACATGATATCTCTAATCTCAGATCCGTTGTGAACTGCCAATGATTTTTGTTCGATAATTTCATCAAGTTCTTTGATTTGAAAGTTAAAACCTGCCGAAACAGCCTTCTTTTCTTCGATCAATCCGGCACGTTTTACGCATTTATCCGCTAATTCTTGCGAATATTCAATCTTTTCTGATTCTGTAAGAACACATTCAAGCGGTTTTTGGAAGCGAGTTTTTGAACCCATTACATAATCACCTTAGTCTCATTTTCAAATTCATCCCACCACTCCCGTTCGAACTGGTGAATATTGAACGAAATCGCCATCGCCATCGCACCGACAACCAAGTCAAGAAGTTCATTTCGTTCCACAATCTTTTTCCAACCCATCACTCCGGGCTTAATTTCCTGATACCGTTCCGACAAAATCTGCTGATACCATTCATCAGGAAGATGCTCTTCGATCATGCCGTATTTTCTCTTCTGAGGAACATGAATCGAATATGGCCCCGAACTTTCTCCGATATACGAATAGAACAGCTGTTTCACACCAGAAGTGTTCACATGGTAGCACACTGTCAACGCACCGGCTCGAATACGTTTCTGCGTTACCAATCCCATGACTCCAGCCCGTTCTCCGGCTCCTTTGAAAGCCATGAACTTGTCCATGCGAAGAGCGATAAACTGGTGAACAACGTGATCCTTTGCAGAGAAATCCTTTTTCGATCCACGGTAATCTTTTTCATTTGGAGCGTACCCCGTATCAATTCCGCACCACATCACATAGAGTTCGATATCCGTGTGATCTAACTTGTATTTGTGGTTGTAGATATGTTCGTGTAACGCTCCCCATGTTCGACGATCATCGAGATTCGCCGGATCACCGAAAAAGACTAAGTGATCCACGATATGAATTTCCATGGAATAGGAAAACGCGAACACACCTAGTTCTAACCGGTCGCCCTGAACATCGACAAACGCCAACAGATACACGCCGGAATTGTACGGAACGATTCCAAGACAGTACGGTTCAGCTCGATTCTTGAGCACTTCAAACGACACCTGCTTTTCAACTTTCGCCCACTCTTCAGCGAGAATATCAATCACAAAAGTCTTGAACTTGGTCACTTTTTTGCCGTAATCTGTATCGAAATACATCTGACAGATACGTTCCCATTTCAAATATTTCGAAATCAACCCGTTTGCATGGTATGAGTAGCGGTTTTTCCCTGCCGGTTTATAGCCGTGAGGATTCCATTCCGTATCATTCCATGTTTCACGCCATTCGCCTCGGTTGCAAATAGCCATTTTCTGCGATTCGTAGAACGGTTTTTCGCAGTGACGGCAGATATACCTAACCGAATTGCGATCCATGACGGTTCTTCCCGTGTCAGGTTCGATCATTGTATCAAACGCCAACCCATATTTTCGTTCGCCAATCTTGAAAACAAGCACCTGATATTCACCACAGATCGGGCATGGAACGAAAAACCGCTGTTGGTTTCCGTTCCAATACTCTTTCGCAATCTTGGAACTTCCCATTTCAGAAGTGGTCGAAGTGAATACGATTTTATAGGTATCTTTCGCAATCGTTCGCGATTCAATCACCGCCCCGGTATCACCAACGCCTTTGATTTGATCCGGCGATTTGTCGTATTCATCGTTGAGAATAAGATTGTAGGTAACCCCGACCTGATCCCCAGAAGCACCATACGAAGTCATTTTCAACTTGCATCCACCGGCAAACTCTTTATAGTTTGCCGTGTCGCCGGTGGAACGTTTTCTTCGCGTTGACATTGGCCGAATCAGATTTTTCAACGGAGAATTATCGATCAGCGGTTCAATGGAGCTACTCGCTTTAACGTCAGATAGTGACAAAGAAGCCGTATTCATCAGCACCGAACCTAGTTTGTTCCCTATCCAGAATAGCACCGCATTTTCGATAAACGAAAATGTTTTCGTAGACTGCACCGAAGCCCAGTAGGTGATATGAGTCGCTGGATGATCCGGGTGAATGCAGTTCAGCGGATCCACAATCTGAGGAACCGATTCAGCGTTCCACCATCCGTAGTCATCAGACACCGAAGCTGGAATATATCGGCTTTCTGAACAGTACTGCACCGGAAGTTTGATTTCCGCACACTCAGGAAGTCCCGCGATAGCATCAAGGCATTTCGCCACCGATTTAGGCCGGTAGATTTGGAAGGCGGAAATCATAATTCAATTCCAACTAATTCATACATTTTTTTACGAGCAAAACCAAATCTTTCTGCAACATGCTTCCCATAATTTTCTTCAAGCAAAATTAATGATTCAACATATTCTTTAACTGACTCTTTGATTTCAACAATAGAATTTTTTAATACAATATTCCCATTGATAACTGCTTGCAATGCTAGATTTTCATCTTCTGTATTGAAAATATTAGTTTCAATCATTGAACGAAGCTGTTTTAGTTCTTCAAGAAGTTCTGGAGCGGAAGCTATAAGTGCCCAGTCTGATAGTATCTCAGAATTAGATAATGCAATAATTTTTTCATCTTTTGTTTCAATAGAAATCATTTCAACGCCAGTATGATCGTTAAAAGTTGTAAAAAACCAAGGCCCTTCTGTATGCCCTTCAAATCTTGATAAATCGATCATATTTTCTCCTTTTATCGTACTGTTTTAATGCTATCTAATAATAAAAAATTGGTCTGGATTGTAAGAAGATCCGATTCTATTCTTAATCTCCTTAACAGCATCATCTACATCCATTTTATCACCCAACACAGTTACAGATATACCATTCATTGATGTTCTAATTGAACAATTAAGAATATTCATGAGCCTACGCATATCATTTATAATATTTGAAAATGATTCTCCAGCGAAGTATTCAACATTTATACAACCCATACTACAACCTCCAATGACAAGCTACTATTTCCGTTCTACGCTCAAAAAACAAGAAAAATCATACAGTTTCATGATATTTATATCGTCAAGCTTATCAGCAGTATCCTTGATCCTCTGACGCATCTCTTTAATCGCACAGAGTTTTCCAAATTTCATATCCGCCGAAGATATCCCATTCTCAATATTTTCAAGAGCCTGTTCGATCTTGGCGTACACATCAGAAGTCAAATGGGTATCTTCAATCCCCCGTTCAATCTGGTTAAGATAGGTAACAGACACTCCAGCCATTTCAGCAAGCTTACGTTGCGTGATATCCAGTTCCGCCCGTTTAATTTTTATTTGTTTTGGGGTGATCATTCTATTCCATTCTCCTTTTTCCAGTTTGTAACATCCTCAGCCTGTGAAGCTTTCACATTTCGTATGATCTCTTCGTTTTCACGAATATTCAGTTTCGTAATTTCACGGGCAATCCCTTTTTTATCTAGTGAACCAAGGATAGAAATAACCAACTCTTTCAACGATTCGTTTTCAATCGTTTCAATTACCGGCGATCTGATCAAGTGATCGTTGATTAGGTGTTCAACTTTCGGTTCAAGCTTTTTCGGGAACTGAAGAGTTTCGGTGCAATGTCGTTCACAGTACCCAATGAAAAGAAATTCAGCAAGAGACCATTCAATCAAGTTTCCAGCTGCGAGTTCAAGTTCAATCTTTTTCTGTTCAATCTTAAGCTTCTGTTCTTCGTTCTTGAGAATCGGATCCATGAGTTTAGCATCACGGGAACGGCTTACTAAATCACCATCGTTGTCTTGCACTACAGGTTCAGAATTCAAAGCTGTAACAGACTCCCCCACGAAAGAAATGTTTCTTCCCGTTTCGGGAATATCCGAATTTGAAACAGCAATCTGAAACCGGTGCTTCGCAGAACGTTCAACCGCTTTCGGAATCCATTCTAGAAATTCGATGCTTGAACTATCAACCTCAATCCGCCCGTTCTCAAGCTTGCGAATGAACAAGCATCCGCTTTTCTGCTTCTGGCCAAGTATCGCCTTTGACAGTCCGTACTGATCACGGATCGAAGCTCCAGAAACCCAAACTGCCATTGCCTACCCCGTGTTTAACCTTGGTTACTAAACAAATATAAATCAGAACGCAATAAAATGCTTGGTAAACTTTACTTTTTAAAAGTATTCAGAATCTAAAGCGGGCGAGTATCACGTTCGGTATTGGCGTAAGTCGCTGGGAGAACCTATAGTAAGTTTGTTTTTTGCTTTACTGCTATTATCTACACTCAACAATAATTGTTCTTATCCGTTTCGGATTATTCATATCTTGCTTGTTCAATTTGTTAAACTTCCGGTAATGCGAAGCAGAGCAGGACGAAGTTTTCACCTTCGTCCATTGAACTTGCCAAAACTTCCGTATAACGGTCGCTGTCGCAGTATCGATTGTTTTCTTGTTGGATTTCGATCATTGCAGATCACATGAATTGAGAACCAATTCATGCCCGGTTGGCACCCTTCGTCCATCGGTGCCACTCGCCCCGCTGATCATTCCAGTGGCGTGATGGTTTTGCTTTTCATTCGCATTACCTGAGTCGCTCATCTGGTATCATATCAGTCGAAACAATGATCATGTTTACAGTCCATGACCACGACAAGTGTGATAAATAAAAAACCGCAGTGATACGGAGTCAGATGGCTAATCTTAGTGCGGGTACAGCATCGCACAAACTCCGTATCATTACGGTTTAAAGTTGCTGTTCCATGTAGTCGTATCAGCCATGATATCGACACAACAATTATACGTTGTGTCGATATTAAAAAGCAACAACTATCTTACTGCTAATGTTTTTGAAGGTACATTAAGCGTAACAACATCTTTATACTTTGTTACTCCAAGATTAGGAGATTCACACCCTTGCATTTTTGAAATGTAAAGGAAGTTCATTGATATTTCACCTTTAAAAAATACTGACATCCCAATTTTTCCAAAGAAAAAATCAGTGTTTTTATAGGTGAAAATAGCATAGTTGTCCACAAAAACGAAACACAAATACCCCGCTTCCATATCAAATTCACGAGCAATTGCATTCGTTATAGAAGAGTAATGAGTAAGCTTCCCACCGACGGAATCATACACCCAAAGATCACCAACAGAATCAACGAAAATACTCGTAACAAGTAATCCATCAATCAGAAAATTAGTCGTTAAGTTACCGGTTGATTTGTTGTAAACAAAGATGTTTTTAGTTCCCGTATCAAAAACAATAATAGAAGTTGATGTGACCTGAATTGATTGAACTGCATGGCCATCAAGCGTACTACCGACTGTTATTTGAATTTCTACTTCAGCACCAGTAACGATATCCTTTTTCAAAATAGTGAATTCATTACTTACAAGGCTGCCAACTTTTTTCTTAGCGTAATAGTACGATTCTTCGTAAATACAGAACGCATAATCGCTCACCGGATCATGCGTGAATGCCTGTGGGAATATCTCGTATCCCTTGAGATATCGCGTTATATCGATGTCCTTTGGACTGTAAAAGAAATCGCGTGTTTCCGCGTATCTTTTATTTAGTTGCGAATACCCTTTAGGCAGAAACGTTTCAAAAGTTACTGAATTTGTTGAAGCATCATAGGACATCAATGTATTCAAAATTCTTCGATTTGAATCGGTGTAAAATGCATTTTTTGAACTGATCCAATTGACATCATCTTCGATGTAGCTATCGATCTGAATCAATCGATCTTGAACCGTATCACCATCGATAAGAGAGAAACAATAGTACCCGGTAGGTTTTGTACTGAGACTCAGATTAACCGCAGTCTTAATGACAAAAATAATTCCATTTTCATCAACTACTCCACCGATCTCAGCAGTTACCGAAAAACCATTTGTAGTAAAATGAACCGTATCAATCCCACTTCGCACAGCTTCAGAGCTGATATTCTGAGTTTGATACCCCGTGCTTACTGCTCCAGGTATCGAATCAACCCACGAATCTCCAGAAGCTGATTTCGTAACCATTTCAATTGCTGACATACTTTTTCCTTTTGAAATTTGTAACTGGTGTTTTACCGAACTTTAACGCCTGATTCTTTGCCCAATCTGCTATATCTTCAAGAGATAATACATTACCGGTATGAGTTGCTGGTATTCTTCGATTATCTTGAATTGCAATCTGAAATCCTGTTCTTCTTACGATCTCTTCAATCTCCAGAAACTGATCTTCACAATGCATTTCATACATCGAAATCCATTCATTACGTGATGGCTCAACGGGCAACATCGATCGAACTGTTTTGGCAAATTGGTGTTTATCCATGTTTGATTCCAAGCCTCTGAAATGCCAATGTCAACAGTTTGATCTGGTGATAACAATCATCAAGAGCATGATGTTTTTCACCAATGAATTCAACATGATCATTTGCAACATCGGCGATCTTCAAAACAGTCCTAACGTCTCTAACATTGTAGTATTTCCACGGTGTTTTGCCCGAATATGCAGTATTAAGTTTTGGTATATCAAAATCAATCCCTTTAGTCCATAAAATAGTATTTACGGGAAGAAATCTTCTAAAATCATGAAGAACAACATCAAGATCATTGCCTTTTTTAACGATCTCATTCCGTGCTGATTCTCCCTGAGAAAACCACCACTCAATCACGCTTGCATCAACCGATCTACCTAGTTTTAGCTGACAATCGATATCAATATTTTCATAAAATAAATCACCAGTTTCACCGGTGAACGGATCAAAAACAACCGCTGCAAGTATCGGAAAAACCGCATCATGAGAAACACCAAGAGTTTCAAGATCAACCATTACATTATTCATACAAAATCCCTTTAAAAAATAGAATTAATTCTGTTTTCAGAATGATTGATCATCATTAATACGCCAATCTGAGAAGAGTTGAGCTCTTCCAATTTTACAGATGCGATTGAAGGAAAATTGCGAACTATTTTCCCGACTGTTGCAATAGAAATTTGAATTTGCTGTACGCTTTGGTTCATTTTAGCCATCCTTTTTTAAAAACTATAACTGATCAAGAGCAACATAATAAAAATGAGCAGATACACTGCAATACGGTTCCATACTGTGCGAAGCATTTTCACTCCTTTCGCTTCTTTTTTTGCAATACTGCCGACTCCAGAATCATATCAAAAACAACACGATTATCTTTTGACTTATACCAACGGTCAAGAGTCGTAACATGCTTTCCACAAATATCAGAAAGATCAGAAACTCCACTTAAAACACCATTTGTTTTCGATTCGATATACTTCGAACAAGTTTGTTTTTTCACTTTATTTTTACCTTATTTTTTATTTGCAAATCAGAATTCAGTCCGATCACGGGTTCTCGTTAAGATTTATTGTGTATTCCGATTCCCACGGGCGGGGATCGGCAAGAACGCTATTTTCTGAATTTTCAGGATGCCCGTATTTTTTAAACCCTTCCTGGACCCAAATATTCTGATACATGTCTTTTCTGATTTTTTCAGGACGGCTAAACATCTCCTTGATCCAATCGATCACCGCTTTTTCATAGGAACGTGGATCGACATAGACACTATATTCGGTATTGTAGTCATCGCAATTGTCAGAACAGGCACCAAACTTATGATGAATGTAGTGCAATACATCGTGAAGCATCTCTCCTGCATCCAGAACATAAAATTCAAACCCATAGCGACACCACTTCAGTTGTTCCGCTTTTATTTCAACAAGATTCTGCGATATTTCCAACATCTTCTCCTTGTTTCGCCTCATTCGGCGTTCCATAATCTTGCAAGTCTCGTTTGCTTGCTTGCTTGCTTGATATTAATATAGCATAGTGATATACATAATACAAGATATTTATATCATAATGCTATATTGAAATAGGATCACGGAGAATTTTTCCTAATTATTTCGACCTTTTTCTTACCGTCTGATCCAAAAAACAGAACAGTATAACATCCTGCTATTTCTGAACATTCAATAACATTTGCCGTATCTATGCTTTTGAGTTTCGAATAGAAAACAAGTGTATCAGATTGTATTGAAACTTTTTGATTTTTATTGTTAAGAACCATCAAAACAATCATTTTTTGTGAAATTTCTTTTGCTGAACAAGCAAAAGCAACGAGTATAATGAGCATAATCCTATTTTTCAATTTTTCCTGCCAGTGTAAGTGAATCTATAAATAGCTTGTCCGTATCGCCAGAAAGCAAATAGGACATTTTAACGACAAAAAGAGCCATTTTTACGTGCTGTATCAACGATTCTCTATTTTCAGCGTGTCGAGCTGCATAGATTGAATCTCGAAGAGATAATACATTTGAATTCAATCTCGAATCGCTATAAACGACTGATCTATCTAATCGAGCATAGCGAATTGCGAGCTCGCAACGATACTTTTTTTGGATGTGGTACGGATCACCATGTTCAGCAGATTTTCGGTAGCGATAAATTGATTCAGCCATTGAATTAAGACATGAAATAATTACCGAAAACGCCACCGGATCTGAAGGTTTTGAGAATCGAGATACGAACTCATCAATATTCATAGTTCCACCTAAAAAAGGCCGGTCAATGACCGGCCGATAATAATTTGAGCACCCCAAGATAGAATTCAAATTCATCCAGGAGTTTCGTTACTCCCCCGGAATGGCTTCTGGAACTTTCTGAGTAGAAACTGACATTGCCCGCCGCAACATCGATCTGACTTTATCGTCACGATCATCATCGGTCATGTTCCCTTCTGCCAGTTCGCAAGAAATTGAATGAGCTTCAAGAGCAATGTCATTTTCAGTAACCATTGACTCATCAACACCATAATGCAATTTCAGTGTATCGATAGACTCTTTTACTGATTTTCTACCGGAAAGAATATCCATTACAATTGAACGGAGTTCTCTTTCGATTCCGATAGAAGAAAGTTCAACTGACGATGCTTCTGTTACCACGGGAAATCCAGTTTCATTTTCAAATTCAGATTGATACATTAGCTGACCACCTGATCAATGGTAGCTACAACACCAAATGTCGGATCAATGAGTTTTCCCCACTCATTCGAAAGAGCGATAACACGCGAAGGGATCTTCGTATCACGCTGTGTAATCGCATCAGGACGAGAAAGCACATGAGTAATGTCCGCAACGATCTGATTGATCTGTGAATTCGTTTCCGCTTCGATTTCAGCTTCAAAACGATTCAACTCTTCGATAAGATGAAGAGCTTTCTGGTTCCCGCGATCTGCGAACTGGATCAATACTTCTTGACTGATCATACAACCACCTCTTTTGTAATTAGTAACACAATTCCAATAATCACCAATAAAATATAGGGTACCATGAGTAAAATCGACACTATTTTGCTATTTTTCGTTAATTCTGACCATTTATGATACATAATACCCGAACGAAACAGCAAAAGGCATATCGAAAAGATCATAGCAAAGAGTACATATTTATCAATTAACGCCATTTAGGACTCTTTCAAAGTTAAAAAGGGGGACTGAAGGCGGAACAGCCCCCCAATTAAACACGTTTTTTCTTTTCAAATCGAAGCTTCGGGAAAAGCGGGATTCTGTGCTCCAAAATTTCCCGTTCAATTTCGATCTCTTTCGTTTTTCTGAGATTTCGTGCCGCCTCGCAAATCTCAGAATACAATTCGATGAACAGCTCATACGACATTGCGCTATTTTCAACCGATTCAATTTTTTCATTGGTTCCAGCGTGGCCATGAATTTCAAAAATAACAATTGCCATAAAACTAACCGCAGATCGTTTCTCCTGCTCTTCGTCAAAAACAGAATCAGCTACATCATGAACAGCTAATTCATTGAACAAAAATGAAACGGCTGTTTTGTATAGTGATTTGTGAAGAGATTCATGGTATTCAACTAAATAATCACCGGCACGGATATCAACCGCTTTTGATTTCCTTATGATCGAAATCCGTTGTGTGTTTCCAACTCCTACAGAATAAACATATTTCTGAACAGAATTATACAATCGCGATTCAATAACCGAAAGCATATTGTTGATTTTAAGCTTCAACTTTTGATTTTCTTCGTTTGCTTTTCGATCTCTGGTATGAGTAATCAGTTTTTCTGATTTTACCGCCCCGCGAACATAGAGGACAACTGCACTTGCAAAAAATAGCAACTGCAAAGTTGCCGAAATATCTCTTGAACGGTACCATGTCATGACCATTGTATAGATTGTTGAAATCTGATCAATCATTTCCATTTGATATTCCCATATTTGAGATAATATCCATACGATAAATGTTCAACAACTCCACGGATAACACGGTATAATGCAAAATCAAAAATTGACCCTTTTTTATCAAATGTAACATCGACCGTTGAAAAGTGTCTCCCTCTAAATCGTGGCAATTTTGGAACAATATCTGCCGGAGTGAAAACACGAACATGATAGATCTCCTGCAATCTACAATAGCGAGCAAAACGAAAACCGCCAACTTTCGGGGAACCAAAAGAGACCACGGTTTCAACTTTTTTCTTACGGATAGATAATTCAAGTGCAATCGACTGAGCAATCGCACCACCACGGGAATGCCCGACACAACGAATACTGTCATCTTCATAGAGAAGCTGTTCAATTTGCTTCGTGAAATCAACCGCAGAGACCAAAAAACCTGCTGCTTCTTTTTTCCGCCCAACACGAAACCAAAAGAAATTTTTTACCCATTCATGAAGATTGCTCGATCCATCGATAACAATGTAGCAATTCCCATTTTTACGATATAAAAAACCCGTATCAGTGTCGGATTTTAGTTCAAACGCACCGATCGGCCGATATTTTCCATTTTTGCGAGCAAAACGGCAAAGCCTCCAGGCAAATTTTAACTCATCTTGATCTAATCCCCAATGCAATAACTCCATCTATCCGCCCAAACAAAATTAGTTATCTTCTGCTGCATATCTCAAATTTTTTGCGACTCTTCGCATCCATCCTTCTGAATATGAAATCCACGATTTTGCATTTGCAAAATATTCAATTCGTTCCGCCAAAAACCGAAGAACGATATCATGTCGATTGCACGAACGGTATGCCTTCATGGTAATCTCACCAATAACGCCATCATCATCCACTCCAAGAGCTCGCTGGAGCATTTGGTTTGCTCTTCCTATACCGTTATTAATTGCCGCATCGAACATTTGATACGCAAGAGCATCGCGATAACGATCAAAATCAAATCGATCCCACCATTCAACACGGTAAATATCGCGAGCTTGATCAAGAGTCAGATTTGCAATATCAATTGTAGGGTACGTCATTGCTGAAATACCATATTTTGTTCCTTTTAGTGATCCTAACCCGACTTTCCCACCGGTCCAGTTCCCACGGTCACGCGGATCACTTGTGAATGCACCTTCTGACCCAATGACACGCTCAAAAACTACTTCAAAATTCATATCTACCCAATTTTTAGATATTAGTTATATCATAGTAATATATAACTGATTACTGCAATAATTACCATGCTTTTATATCAAAAATAAATTGTATGTTCTAAAACAAATACGGAATCCCATCATAATTCGCCATCGGTTTAATATCCAACGGATTGATTGTAAAAGTTCCACTTGTTATTGTTGTTCCCACATTGGTTGCTGTTAGATAGTAACTCCCATAATCAGACAAATCGGCTGTATCTGAATATGAATAAGTTCCATCTGTTTCTGTTTTGCTGTCAATTAGAGTCGAAGGGGTTTTATACAATTTGAAATCTGTTCCTTCACTCAGTTTCCAAATATCCCCATCCCCTGTGCCTGTTCCAGTAGAGACGTAAACATCTGCACCATAAAACGCAAAATTAAAAACAGACTCATAGCTAGAACTCAATGTCGTATACTGCCATGAAGCCATGTTATCACGAGATGTATAGTAACCTGTTGAAGAAGCAAAATAAATTGTTCTACCATTGTATGCCATCCTACGTGTTACTAGCTTTGCTGGCTTAACTCCAGAGTACGTAGTCCACGTCGTCCCATCGAAAACTTTCCACACGTTCGGAGTTTGTGTTTGAGCCGCATACAGATTTGATCCAACAGTGCAAAGGGTAAAAGAGCTATCAGTATTCACAGATAACAACGAATTACTCCATGATGTACCAGTTGTGGACTCTATCACGTTAGGATTCCCAGTTGGGACGTTGGAGATTGAAGCATACAGCACACCGTTCAAGTCGGAAAAACTAAGTATAGTTCCAGAATCAATGCCACCCGTCCAAACCACCACCCATGTCACCCCCCTATCTGTTGATTTCAAAATCTGTGGAGTGCTATATCCAATACCAACATATATATCTCCCCCAAACTCATAAAAACACGCTACAGACGCAGAGATATACTTCACGGACGATGTGTATCTTAAGATTTCATTGACATAGATTTTCGCTGTTAGTGTTCCTGAATTTCTCTCTGTTCCAGTATATCTATTGCCTAAAGAGTCAACAAAAACAGAAGCTACCCCAGACTCAGAAGGAACGTCGAAAAACAATGACCAGACACCTGCAAGTGATCGCTTGATTACTTGTGAGTCTCCTGTTCCACCAAAACCGCCACTGGCGTATGCTTCACCAGTTAAAGGATCGACAGCAACCGAACGTATATATTCTTTTGTTGTGCTGTTATAGTCTAGTATAGGAGTGTCTAATATCTGCCCAGTAACACTCGCACCAACGCTATAAGAGTCCCCAACAATGGGGCCCTTACTTAAAGGTTGCTCAATCCAATTAATAGCCATTTAGACCTCCCTAATGAAAACAGTTGCAGTTGGGTATGTAAAACTCCCCGTACTTGCACTATAGAATCCCGCAAGTACTTCATCTCCCGCATTAACAGTATACCCAACAGGCACAAACGTAGCCCAGTTTGTTCCGCTTGTAACGATTCCAAGATCGGTAACTACCCCATTTTTCTTGATGTAAGCAGTTGCGTTCCCTGCCATCTGGTCAAACTGTAATGTTACTGCCGTAATTCGGCAATTGACAGTTCCCCTTACGCCTTTTCCGATATGGGAAAGCGTTGCTGAATCTTCCGTAAATTCGGTATATGGCAAATCGCACTGACCACCCGAATACTGTCCTGCCGGAAAACCAATTCGCGTAAACTTGAAGTTCAGCGTAAAATTACTCTGAGAACCCAACGTATTCGAGTTATCCCAATAATTCTGAACCAATCCTGTTGCACTATAAATTCCGGCAATCAGCAACTCGTAATTACACGTGACCGTTGAAGCTCCATCTGCTCCGTTGGCTTACCGTTCTTAATCAACCAATAATACCCATTCATCTTAATCATAGACTTTAGAATCTTAGGCACTTCAACTGTAAGGGCGAAGGCAGCCGCTAATTTAACTTCTGCCAACTCCTTCTTATCTGCAACGGTTAATCTTCCAGATGGTCTACATTTCTTTAAATATTCCAGTGTGTTTGCTGTAGACTGTGTATGAATGTTCTTCAGAACGGACTCTGCAAAAGACATTGTAGCTTCAATAGTCTGGTGGCGACGTTTCGCTTTGTACTCATTGTACTGAGACACGCGAAGCATTATTAACACCGATATGATTACAGAAGCTACTAGCTGACTACTTGATGATAGTTCTTTAAACAATGTAATAAACTGATCCATGATTAACCTGTCACCTTTCTTGACTTAGCTAATTTGCTGACGCGTCAGCAGGTGACACCGTTGGAACATTAGCGTTCAACGCTTCGTTCTCAGACGTAAGTTGCTGATTAGTTGTACGAAGCTGTTGAACTTCTTTGTACAACGCTTCAATAGTTTTCTTCATTTCCATAACACCTTCAATAAGCATCATTGACTGGTCGTTAAGCGTAACACTCATAACATTCTCCTCTGTGCCTTTGGCGCTCTCGTTAATAGATAGTGCCGTACATTCGCACGGCACTAAAATTCAATTACATCTTGTCACCAAATTCATTCGTTCTCATATTGTTCTCCTTACGCTGTTACTGCTTTTATTATTGAAAAGTTGAATACTGGTTGGTCTGTTGCTGTCCCGCTTGTAGTTCTGAACGCAATCCTAAATGTTGCTGCCGCCACGTTTGTAACGTGTATTTCATACTGGTCTGTTCCGCTTTTCTGATTAACAATTATGGTATCAGTAGCGGCTACAACTGAATTAATTACTGCAAAGAAATTCCAAGTAGTGGACCCTGCCGCTGATACTAATGTTATTGATCCACACGCCTTATTGATGGTAACAGAAGACCCACGCGACGTTGTCTGCGTTACGGTTCCGCCTGCTCCCGTTGCGTAACCAATCCCGTTTACGGAAGAAGTTTTCAGAGCACCTGTTAAATTACCGCCAGACATCGGAAGATAATCAGTTCCGGCAACGAAGTTACCGGCGTGCCTTATCTGATACGAGTTTGTGCCGTTGTTATACTCAAGTGTGCTAGAACCTATTTTTACAAATACCGTTGGAGTAACGTCTCCTGTGGGAGATCCACCAAAAACATACTGACCAAACGTAGACGACGGTTGCATTATTGCTACATGAGCTTGCCCTGCTATGTTAGACCTGACACCCCCTGTCGCATTTATGGTTCCGTTTCTGTACACTTGGAATAAGTTGGTACTGTTACGTCTTACTACAAATCCTTTGCTATTGTCTATTGTTGAGAAGTCTGCCCCGCCAACAACCTCCCTCATGTCAACAACCATATCAAGGGGTGCGGCATCTGCACTAAACGATCTAAAGTTGATCCCTGCGTTGTTCGAGGACTTCCCGTAAATCGATGGTGCCATTGCGCTGGAACTTATATTGCCTATCGCCAAATGCCCATCAGCTAAATTAGCAAAGGATAGTGTAGAAAATTCAGTACAATCAATATCAATCACACCAGAACCGATAGCAGAACCGGAACCGACTGAGATTTTTTGGAGTTGCATGTCTCCTTCAAGGTGCAACGCTCCGGTTGGAAGCATCAATATCTGATTTGTGTTGTCGTAAGCACCTGCACCTGTTTTAATTGTATGAAATGCTATGATGTTATCGTAGATACCTAAAAACTTTGATGTGTCGCCGGTTGAATTGGTAAAGAAATGTTGTGTTGTTCCAGCATCAAAAGTCGTTCTGTACGTGTCTGAAATATTTCTCTCGATAGAAACTATTCCACCGGCTCTATCATATTTCAGTGTTTGACCAAAACTTGAGCCTACAGCCTCAACTGGTTTCCCCGTTGCATCTGCTACCCAAAATCCCCCTTCATCAATCGCAGGGAGCAATGCGTTAATCTTAGCATTTCCCCAATCACGAGTAATCAGCTGCCTACCACTAGGTGACGCATCAATACCATCAACATCCATATCCACACCTAGTTCTTGACTAAGAACCTTAAAAATGGCTCTTCCAACTTCAACCTGTGCAGAATCTAAGTTTATCAATGTTGGAGAGCATGCGGTTACGGCAGACCCAAGATCAAGATAACTCGATCCGGTATTTGCCGTAGCCCGTTTAAACCCTGTGATAGCGACATTGTTAGCATCCGCACCAGTCGCAAGAACACTCGCAAGAGTGTGACTGTGTGCCGCCGCTGGAAAACTCGTTCTGCTATCAATGCCACTTCTCGATAGTGAAGTTAGTTTTGTTGCTCCACCACCAATAACAACATTACCTGAAGTTAGAGTAGTATCAATATATCCACCAGTTGTTATGATATTAGTAGTAGTTGCACTTGCATCAGTTACCAATTGCAAGTTAGGTGTTGTACCTGTTACAGTGGTAGACAAATTTTGTTGTCTATTTCCTGTAATTTCCTGAACATTTACTAATTGAGCTTTACCAATTTGATTATTACTTGATTTTACGAAATATGTTAATTTCAAGAATGTATTAACTTCCTGAAGATTTAATTTTTTGAAAACAGGACAGTCATTACCTGCTAGAGCACTTATAGCATTAGATAGAGCTATAGTATTTCCTGAACTTGTTTTATTCCATTGTTGATATCCAGCTGCTACGAAATAACGATAAGATTCATCTAAGAAAGTTCCTGCTAACAAATACATATTGAAATATGTTCCGTTTATGACAGGAGTAATCTCAGCAATTCCTCCACCAACAGCTGTTACTTGTTTTGTTGGATATGTAGTTCCAACATTATAACCATGAGCATTAGTACTTACAAAAGCAATATCGCCTACAGCATCAACTTGTATCTGTGAAATTGTTTGAATTTCAGTTTTAGTTCTTGTATCCATGCTGATATCTTCATCTTGAACAACTACAGAGCTAAGCGAATAGCTATTAGCTGCATCAGTAGTACCATTTAAAGTAAACCCAGCAATTGTTGGTTTAGTTCTTAGAATAGTCCCGTCTGAATAATGAGCTGCATTTGTTGCCGCGGCATTTCTATAATGTCTATGACGTTCATCCCAACCTTTACTGAGTCCACCATTTTTATGAACGATTATCGCAATAGGCGATTCAATTAGTTGATTCCATGGAGTAGTTGAGCCACTTATAACACCAGCTGAGTTCATTGAGACAAAATATATTCCACTAGCTAATCCAGTAGTATCAAACATCGTAGTAGTTGGAATAGTGTATTTAACCCCTGTTTGGTCATATATAGTTGTTGGTGCACTGAAATATAACTCACCAGTAACCTCATCATAAATCAGATCAGACTCGTAGTTAGTTCCATCGTGATATACCCCATGATACCGCTTTGTGTTTTCCGGTGCAACGGATGTATTGGTATTATCCCAGAAACCCTGCCCAACTGCTTGAGTACCGCCAATTACATCAATTGCTTGTCCGAGCAACTCGTATGTGAGAGACCCTGCGTAATTCGGGCCATCTGCTGTAATAACCGTTCTATTACTTCCGCTCATATACCTAACAGTTAAGTCGAGTCCTGTAATTGTGAGGCTAGTTGCACTTCCCCCAGATTTTATAAGAGGGCATTTTACGCGAACTTCCAACTGTTGGTTCTCATTAGCATTAACCATTACACCGTTTAGGTGTAATCCATGTCCGTCAATCGTGATAGTTTTCCCGTAGACACTCGCATCAGTTGCAACAAGATATAGAGAAGCAGACTCATCGACAAGTGTTATTTCTTTTACCATAAATGCTGTATCGGCAAGTGCTGAAAGCAGCTCTTCGTTAGACCGGCACACATAAAGCCCCGAAGTATCGTTCACCGCGAAATTCGATCCACCAGATAACGGCATCGACCCAAACCGATCAGCTTCAATAATTCTTACTTTGCTTTCATCTAGGAATGAAGTTGTATTCGCCCCTACAATTATGTAAGCCCGCAACAACCCATTCTCCGCAATGTTTTCCTCAGTCACAAACGCTTCGCCGTACAGCCCATTCATAGCCTCTGCCATTGTCTGATATGCCTCTTGCCCGTACTGAACACGAATCAGATTTGAAGGGAAAAGGTATACTCTGAAAATAGCAAAATGGCTCGAAGGGATATCGTCAATTGTTCCAAGTGGATTTTCCCATTTCAGAGGGAAAGTGTCGGTATTGGCTGTTTCAACTCCTGTTGAAGTTCTAAACCGAAGAGTTGCTGGTGCGGTTAATGATCCAAGATCGAGAGAGTGAGGGCGGTTTGCATCCGTTGAAAATCCTACCCCTTTTTTGAAAATT